CGATCGACGCACGAGCGACCACATGATACACGCGAGCCATGTCCGGCGTCTTGGCGAACACGGCGAGCTCAAGTGACTCGCTGATCATGTAGGTGTCGAGTGCTTCACCGCTCGCTGATCGCCCCCCAAAGTCGCTCAAGAGCTCCTGTGTCACCGCCTCCGCTTGTGGAACGACGGTGATCAGCGGCGCTTGTACGCTCCCTTGTGCGTTGCGTGAACGGATCGCAGGAAAGTGAGCACCGCTGAAGTCAGCGAACCACGCGCTCAACGTAGCGTCGCCCACACCCACAAAGAGCCCCTTGAACGCCGACTCTCTGGTGCGGTAGTACGTGAAGCCGCTCGTTAAGGCGTTGACGACGTGGAGGTCTAGGATCATCAGTACACCTGCTGAAAGAGGTCTGGGAGGCGTTGTGCCACTTGATCAATGAAGCGTCGCGCTGTGATGCCTTTGGACACCCATGCGCCGGGGCGTTGATTGCGCCAGCTCGCTCGACGCCACGTTCGATAACCGCCTGTCTGCGTCACCGGTGCGCCACCTTGCCCTCGTGAGTACGTTGAGGCGAGCCTCACCATCCCTGCGAGTGGATCGCTGACGTGGTGAGGTTTGAGACGTGGGGCGAGCCCCCTTCCGAGCCGACCGCCCCAGCTTGTTCCGTTGGGGCCTGTCGTTGTCGCTGCGAGTCGTCGCGCCGCTTGTCTCGCTGATTGACCGCCCATTTGCTCAATGCTCTTGGGCGTATGGCTGAAAGGCACGTTGAGGTAGAGACCGCCGCTCCGCGAGACTCTGATGTTTCGCGTCGACGCTCTCAAGAGATACTGCCTCACGTCGTAAGGGCCACTCGTGCCGATACCGCCGGCGCCCATACCTTGCTCGACCATGTGAGCGAGCGTCGCTGTTGACGGCGCGGCAGGCAGTCCACAGATGAAGCCGTTCGGTGTGACGTTCCTCACTTGCAGGCTGTTGAGGTACGCTTGACGCGTCGTGCGTAGTCCAGCGCGAGCAAGTGAGCTCCACTCGGCGAGCACAAGATCAGCGAGCATCTGTGAGCGACGTTGCGCGTCTTGGTCTGTGAGACCCATCGAGCGCACCATACGCTCGACCTGCACTTGCACACTAGCCATGATCGTAGCCCATGAACTCAAGTGAGCAGTGAGCTTGAACCGGCAGGAGCAACGGCGCCTCATCTGGCGACTTGCGAATGAACGTCGAGTCTCTGTGCGTGTGAGGTCGGTCTGCGACGTAGTATCGAGGGCGAGCGTAGTAGCTCACAGCGTAGCGCGCCCCCACGAGAGGCGCTGTCCCTAGTGCGTCGCCCTTCGTAAAGTCGAGCAAGCCTTGCGTCGTCACGTCGAAGTCAACACCCTCGACGAGCACGTCGCTCTCTGTGCTGAGGCCGCTCAAACCTGCTCGCTGTAGACGTAGGACACCGAGCGTCCGCTCACCTGTCGCGAGGTCGAGCTGTCTCGGCTGTATCGGATAACGCAACGCCTCAACGAGCGCTGAACGTGTCCTCGTCTCTCTGTACACCATGACTGAGGCGACGAGCGTGTATCGGTCGCCGTATGCAGGGAGATGCTCTGGGAGCAAGCTCACCGACACCATCCCCCTGGCGTACTCGCCGTACATCGTAAACTGCTCTGTGTTCGATGAGCCGCCTGTGACGATAGCGCGTATCGGCTGTGCGCTGTGCCAAAAGTAGCCTTTGCCGCCGCACAGCTCACAGTCGGCCCTCGCCTCACCTGTCACGCCGCTCGTCGTCTCGATGAGCCCCACGTCGTAGGCGCTCGAAGGCTGTGAGCAAGGACACTCAGCACACTGCTCCCACGTCAGATCGACGCCCTTTGAGAAAACGAGCTTCCGATACTCCGTCATGTCGAAGTCGACGCGAGGGCGCACCTTCGTCGGCTGTCTGCTTGGGAGCGACGTCATCACACCACCCCAAACTGAACGATCTTATATTGTGCTCTCAGCGCGCCCATGAGGAGCTTGTACTGCTTGTCGAGCGCTTCGGCCCTTGAGCTGTACCCACTGTACATCGCGCTCGACGTAGTCCCCACGCTCTGTGAGAGGCCGTCGACGCTGAGGCTCTGTGAGGCGATACCGGCGCCCAAGATCAAGTCACCTGCCACATGGAGCAGGAGCAACGTCGCGCCCTTGATACCGATGGCCTGTTTGAGATCGGCTGGCAAGGTGTCGGCGAGCCAAGTGATCACGAGGTCGCTTGTCGGCGCTGTGCTCACGCTCAACGTGAAGCCGCCTTGCCCCTTCGCGCTCACCTTGACGTCGCTTTGGTCGGTCTCGACGAGGTACTGTAGCAAGAGACGGTTCTCAAGCTCGACCCTCACCGACGTCTCACCTGCTTTGATCGTCGCTTGTCCTGTCCTTGTATCAAAGCCGGCGGTGTAGTCGAACTCGAAGTACGAGGGGATGTAGTCTCGGTGTTCATAGATGCCTTGACCACCCATCAAGGGTACGCCCTGTGAGAAGAAGTAGCTTCCCAAGCTGTCCTCTGAGGGGATCAAATTGAGCTGTCCGTGCGTCGTCGATGTCCATCTGATCCAAGAGGTCGGTATCTCGACGCCCTGGAACGAGCCGAACTTGATGCGAGCGGCGTTCACCGCTTGTACAGGCCGGTGATCCAATCTAAAGGGCCAATAAGCCGTCCGGTTTTGGCGCTCGGCGTCGTGCGTCTCTTGCTCGACCGAGAACGGCTCGATAGATATGCCAAGATCGCTCTCGACGTGTCGGATCGCCGCCTTGATCGACTGCTCAAAGATCACATCTGGATAAGGTGAGCCGTCGTCAAGCGTGAGATCGACACCTAAGAGGAACGTGTCTTTGAGCCATTGTGGTGTGATCTGCGTATATACGCCGCTCATCGGCACGTCTCCTCGGTGTTATTTGGCGGTCTTGCGCGTCGTGCGCCTCCGCTGTTTTGGCGCAGGGGGCTCTGAGTGCTCCGCCTCATCAGACGTCGGCTCATCGCCCTCTGCGTCATTGTCCTCGATAGGTGTCACAAAGACAAACTCTGCGACGTCGCCGTAGCGCTGAAGGACGTCTAGCGCGTAGGCGGTGGGCGACACAACGAAGCCTTGCTCGTCGAGCTCGATGTAGCCTTGTCCGATTTGGATGCGGCAGTCTCTCAGCTTGTTATGTCGCCACATAGTCCGACCTCTTAGGCGATGGTGTCGAGCATACCGCTGGTGGCGGTGACGCCGGCGTTCTGCAAGACCCACATCTTGTTAGGCACCTTCACGATGGGGGAGCCGAACAGCATGAGGAGGAAGGGCTTTGAGGTCGCGACCTCGGCGAGCGGACGGCGGAAGAAGTCGAGGAGGCGAGCGAACTCAAGCACGTCAGGGTCGTGCTGGACGAACACGATCTTAGATGTGCCGGGGCGCACAGCGTTGAGGTCGACGAAAGAGGTCGCGCCGGAAGAAGCGGCCTTGATCTCACCGATGAGAGTCGCGCTCTCCTCAGCACCGCCGGCCTCGGTGCGGTACACCTTGAAGAACACAGCGTCAGCCTGGTTGGCGATGCTGAGAGTCACCTTCTCACCGAGAGACACAGACACAGCGGAGCTAGACACAGGCGCGCTAAAGCCACTGTTGTTCACGGCGACCACTCGGTAGATGTAGTCACCGGCGTCGGCGGCGTAGAAGCGAGACGCGCTGTCGCTAGAGGCGGTCGCAGAGCTGATCACAGGGTTCGCAGGGGCGTTGGTGGTACCGCTCGCCGCGACAGGCGCCTTGTACGCGTTGAACAGGAAGGGCGCGCTCTTGACAGGAACCGCACCGTAGGGGCTCATAATGGTGAGCTCCTGGACGCCGTAAGAGATGCCGTCAGCGGCGCGAGACACACCGAACTGATCGTGACGACCGAACTGCACAGCGAACTTGATGAGCTCGGCGTGGATGCGAGGCTCAACGTAGATGCAATCAGGGCGACCGAAGCGAGGAGCGCTTTGGAGCTCTGCGAGCACCTCTTGGAGCAGACGAGGGGTGGGGGACTTGCCACCGAGATCAAAGGTGTTCGCGCCGTTGTTGTGCGACTCGATCTGCTTGATGATACCGTCGAACGCGAGGGGGTTGACGCTCTCGTCAGCATGCCAGAGTGAGCGCTCGAGCTTCTGAAGGAGGCGCAGTGTACCGCGCTCGGTCTCAGCGGCGATGGCGTTGGTCTGATTGCCGATCAGACCCACGAGTGAGCCGACGTCAGTCACCTCACGGCGCTCTGCCATGTACTTGATACGGACGCTCTTGCGCTCGTACTCAGAGCGGTTGGTGGTGCCGCCGGAGCCCTCAGCAATGAACGCCTCAAGATCGAGACCGTGATCGTTGATGACCGCGTACTCGTGAACGGTGTTGGTCACGTTCACCTTGGGGATCGCAGGCCAAAGGGCGAGCTCCTTCATGGTGTAGGTGGCCGACGCGAGGGTGTTCTCGATGGACTGAGGGACGAGAGGGCTGAGTGAGCCGTTGTCGCCGCCAGCGGTGCCTGCAGGGGTCTGATAACCCATGTTGGCGCTCTTGCGGAGTGCGTCGTTGAGTTGGGCCAAGTCTGCGACGTTGACCATCTGATTTGCCTCTGGGAATGAAATGCTCATATTCGTCAGCTCCTTAGCCGATGAGTGAAGTGAGATCGTTTGAAAGGGGTGCACCAGACTCAAGCTGGGCGATGGCGCCGCGTAAGCGGTACCTAGTGGGGGCGTCGGTGTCGGCGCTTTGGAGCTTCGTGAGAGCCTTGCGGATCATCTCACCACGCTCGACGACAGGCGCGACGACGACAGGCGCGACCGATGCAGAGGTCACAGCGCGAGGTGCGACAGGCTGTGCGGCGACGGCGTTGAGTGACTTGGCCATCGCGCCCTGCTCGGTGCGCATCGCCTTCATCTCCTCTAACATCGCCTCCATGCCCTTCATCATCGCGCTCATGCGCTTCTCCATGTCGGCGACGATGCGGTCGGTGCCGTCAGCCATCGCCTTCATCGCCTCCTCCATGCCGTACATCTTGAGGCCCTTCTCCATGTCCTCGTCGTCCATGTCCTCGTCGTCCATAGACTCCTCGTCCATGTTCTCGTCGTCCATGTTCTCGTCGTCGAACAGAGGAGCCTGCTCCTTAGCTGGCTTTGACTTAGGCTCGTCGTCCTTCTTCATCGCCTTCGCGAGCGAGTCAATCGCCTCAGTGAGTGCGTCGACCTCGACCTCGTCGGCGACAGTCTCAACGACCGCCTCCTCGATGAGCGCAGGCGCGCTCTCAATGTGCTCATTGTGCTCGTTCATCACGTGCTCCGTTTGTTGGTGTGTTTGTATTGTCAAGGTTTTTTCCGTCGTTCGCAAGTTTTCGCGAGATCATAGACCTTTGAGACGATTGAGTCTAGCTCATCAGCGCTCATCGAGGGGAGCTGTCCCCTTAACACGTCGGCGAGCTGTGCTCGTGTCATCTTGCGCTTCGGCGTGTCCGTTGTCGCGCTAGAGAGGCGACCCTCAAGGCTCTGTTGCGCGAGCGCGCTCAACGTAGCGTCGGCGTCTGGGATCGTCGCCTCTTGGTAGCCCATGCTCGCCGCACCGATCGAGCGAGCGATCAGCTCAAGGTTCGTGTGGGGGTTCACCGGCGCCGACGTGATCGCCACGTTGAGTACACGCGCCTTCAAGACCCTCTTGGGGTTCGTGGGGTCGCGTTGCAGAACTTGCCCCTCGATCGAGAAGCCAAGTGAGCGAGGCGCCGCCGCCTTCTGCAACGCGAGCGCCGTCTCATAGATACGTCGCCCCAAGTCCTTCGCCAGGTACAACACACCCTCGACGCGAGTGCGCCTCTCGTCCACCGGCTCGATCTTCACAGGGTGACCGAGTACGGCGCTCGGCCCTTGCTCATGCTCGTGATTGAACCAGCCGTGCCTCAGGAAGTACGACCAGTCGAGACCATCTTGAGCGATCGACTCGCCCTCAAAGTCGAGGTCGTCCGTCGAGCAGATACCGCCGATCGCGACGCTCTCTGGCTCGTCGTCGCCCTCAGCTTTGCTCAAGGTGTCGAGCGACAACGGCACCCACCGAGCGAAGCCTTGAAAGCTCTTTTGTGTCGCCTCCTCGATGTCACCATGCTCAAAGTCGTTGTCTTTGAGCCATTGACGGAAGGCGCTCGGCGTCATCTTGTCGGCCTTCGCTCGCACCGACTGCACCTCAGATGCGCCGTCTTTGATCCCTAAGATCATCGACAAGCCCTCTGGAGCTCCCTTCGGTCTGAAGCGGCGGAACTCATCATACATCGCAGGGTCGGTCTGCCTTGCGGCGTGTTCGTTGGGGAATGGCATCGTTTACTCCGCTCGGCGCAACGCGCCTTCTCTTGTGACTTTGAAGCCTTGTGGCACTGTGATCGTATCACATCGACAGTTGGGGTGCATCGGCCAAACGGTCGCTTGCCACTGCGCTCGGTCACGCCCCACGTTGACGCCGTTGCCGATGAGATCAACGACCTTAAACACGATCGGCTCGCCTCCCTCGGTGAACAGGTCGAGACAGCGTGAGCAAGCGTCGCTCTCTGGTATGCGAGCCACCTGTGCGTCGTCACCATGCGCTCTCAGCGCCGCGTTGATGCGCCCTTCGTTGTGCGAGCCTTGAAGCTCTGTGACAGCGATCCTCTGCCAGTTGTGCGCGTAGTATTGCGAGCGATCCGCCAACGTCCCTGCGAGCGCTCTCGCGTCTCTCGTTGTGGCGAGTGTGCGCGCTGTCTCGTTGCGTATCTCGTCGAGCCTCTGTTGCCGCTGTATCGGATCGACCTCTTGAGCGATGACCTCGCCGGCCCACGCCTCAGCGACCACTTGGTCGAGATCAGCGTTGAGCCGATTGCCTAGACCGCGACAGTACTCGCCGGCGCGAGTGAGCGCTCGCACATATCCAGCCGACTCCGCCGGGCTCATCCACGTTGGCGGCTCGATCGGCATCGGCGCCGTTCGCTCAATCGGTGGCGCAGGTGGGAGCGCTCCACGACCGCCGCCCACCGCCTCAAGCTCATCGCGTCGCCTGTTGCGTAGATCGACGGCGCGCACCTCGACGAGAGGCGCCCAACGCTCGATCCCCCACGTCCTCATCTGTGCTCGCGTCGCGTCGTCCGCCGTCCCCATGATGTCACCGGCGACGAGCAAGAACTCATACATATCAAGGTCGGTTCCACCGGCTTTGAGGCCCTTCAGCGACTCGTCGTCGAGCAAGCCAGCGTCGATCAGCTCACCTAGTCGCTCTTGTGACAGACCGGCTCGTTGAGCGCCCAAGAACTCGACGAGGAAAGCGTCGTGGTGGAGCTCCGCGAGCCTGCGTTGTTCGGCGAGTAGCTCGTCGCGTGTCATCGCTCAGTATACCTTCTCTGGGTCTTTGTCCGCAGGGCGAAGATAGTCGGCGAGGTTGAGCGGTGGCTCGATGGTATATGTGAAGCCGTCAAAACGTGCCGCCGCCGCGTGTGCCGCGTTTAAGTACGTCTCGGCGTTGAACACCGACGGGGGCTTTATGTAATACCCCGGCGACGTCTCAAACAACGTCGTAAACGCGCCGAGCACTTTGCTCGATCCTGCGTACTTTGCCACACAGAGGAACGGCGTCTCTTTCCATCTGAGCTTGACCGTTGCGCTCTCTCCCTTATACCTACAGGTGATCGTTGTGCTGTTGCTCACTTTGCATATCCCTTCAAGATGCCGTATGTCACAAGGTAGTGGTGAGGGTCGGTGATCGCAAAGTCGGCGATGTTTTTCATTTGGTATTCACTAGGCGCTATGTCCACTGCTTTTCCGATCTCGTTATCAAAGTATCTGGTACTATAATCAAAGAACTGCGCGACCCCTACCCCTACGAACTCGGACTCTCCGGTGCTGTGTAGGAGACCGACATTCCTGTCGCTATACTTGCCGTCTAGTGCGAACTCTTGCCTTTGCCCCCCCACGTCAACGCCTGTGTCCTCTGTACGAGAAACGTGCGTCAGTGTCACCGCATCTTGTATGCGTTGCTGGTAGAGTGGGCGCTCCCCCCCTTTGCCTTCTAAACTATAAGCGAGCTCACGCACCGCTTGTTTACTGCCTCGGACAGCGGACACTTTAGAGCGAGCAAGACTCGTCTCTCTATAAAAGAAGTTTCCGGCCATACTCGCCAGAACCGCATTATCGTCTCCGCTTGGCACCGTGATCTCCGTTTCATGTTCTGCGCGCTCACCATAAGCGCGCAAGAACACATCCTCTACGTGAGCGAGTATGTGAGACGTTGCGTTTATGGCTTCGCGCTGTCTTTTTGTTCTCCTGCTTTTGTCTCTCTGGTGGTTTTGGTGCGTCTGCCCTTCTTTATATCGTATTTGATCAAAACTGAACTCAGCGCATGCCTTCTCAATGTGTTTTTGTATCGCCTCTCTTGCGCGCTTTGCTACCACAGCGTTCCGCTTGTGCTGTTCCATGTTCTTGATTGTTTGACTCGTACCTTGAGAGCATACCTGCTTGATCGTTATACTAGCACGATCATCGAAGTCCGCGCCTGTGCGCTGTTTTACATCTTCTTTGAACTCAAGATATTTACCTTCTGTTTTCAGCGCTTCACGGACGTCCACAGCAGTCATGTCCGGTGTAAGCCCATAACCAACAGTGAGGCTTTGTAGATTATCCGCTTGTGCCTGCATAACTTGGTTTAGCGTTGCAGGGTCATCAAGTCGAACAGCGATCATGTCTTTATACGCTTCGATCGCGGTGAGGACGTCTTGGTTCTCGGTCGCCGAGCGTTCAAGCATAGCATTATAACTTGCAACGGCGTCCTCAAGACCTTCGCTCTCCATCAGGCTGATGCGTTTTTCTAGCTTTCTAGCGGCGGCCCCGGATCGAAGGCTAGGGTCGATGCGCTCGATCCTCATTTTGCGGCTCTTTACGCCTTCCGCTGTGACCATGTGCTCTTTAAGGAGTCTCTTTTGTAGCTCGCTCGGCGTGTCTCGTTTGATGTCTTGCTTCAGACGCTCGATCCTAGCTTCGATCTTGGCCAGCACTTTACTTGACGCTCCGGAGCGACGAGCGACGTCTAGCTTCTCTTGTTCCTTCTTACGTGCGGCGTCGAGCTTTGCGCTGATCCCATGCACCTTGTCGAGCTCTGAGGCGAGCTTATCCTTGCTCATCGTGACGCTCTCGCCCTTCTTAGGGCCGTCGTCGTAGATGAACGTCACCTTGTCGCCGCTCACGCTCTGAATGTGACCATGCACCTCCGCTCCGCTTGTAGCGTCGAGCATGAGCTTTGTGCCGACCTTCATGTGGGCTGGATCGAGAACGTGCTTCCCTTGATGCGTGTGTGTCACGTTGTAGATGTACCGATAACGCATCTTTCCGCCGCTCTGATAGGGGATGCGTTTGATGTACTTGTGGCCTGCCGCTTTGATGAGCTCGTCGAGCCATTGTGTGTATGAAAACATCGTTTAGTCCTTTACTTGTGTCTCAAGTGCCTCGACGTCACTCAACAGCGCGTCGAGTCGGCGCTCATATAGATCAGTCATCTTTGAGGCGAGCTCCACAACGAGGTCGATCTCACCGCCTCTGTGTTTCGTGGGGCGCGCCTTCTCTAGTTTGCTTCGTCTAGGGTGATCAGCGCTCAAGAGATCATCGTCTTGGGTGTACTTTGGGTTTCCGCCGCCCATCGCGATCTTGAGGAAGCCGTTGACGCGAGCGTAGGCCCAGCTCTGTCGGTTTTGTGACGGCCTATGGCTCACCGAGAACGCGCCAGCGCCTCGACGCCACACCGACTTGAGCGCGCCTAGTGTGACTCTCTGCCACTCGTGCTCAGTCTCGTCGTTGTGTGCCTTTACTTTGTCGCGCAGGGCGTCCTCGATCTCTTTGGTGACCTCGATCGACGCGCCGCTCGTGCGTGAGCGCGCTGAGCCCTTTGGGTTTCGGTCGCTCCCTTTGATGCGCTCGTGAGGCTCCGCCGGTGTGTCGGCGCGCTCTCTCGCCTTAGATAGCCCCTCGGTGAGCGCCGCTTCCGCCACCAAGCGCGCCGCTCCCTTGATGCGCTCGCTCAGTGACTCGACGCTCTCGGTGGTCAGCTCGCTCGGTGACGCTTCAAGGTGTAGCTTCATTGTTGAGACTCCTCATCCGCTCTCGCCATCTGCGCGGTGATCTTTTGCGCCCATCGCTCACCAGCGTCTCCCCCCCAAAGGAGCCAAGAGATGTACGCCGGCGACGTCTTGTCGCTGTGGTGCTCTTTGTAGGCGCTGTGACGCGCAAAGAACGCCCTCATCCGCTTGGCTGTACGAGGGGACACACGCTCCCCGTTCGCGAGGTCGCTCGCTCGCTGAACACCGCTCCCAATCTTGAGCGCGCCTGCTTGCGATGTGCTCAGCCCCCCTCGGCCATGCTCGCGTCTCAGCTCAAGACCACGACGCGCCGCCTCTTGTACGTCCTTCGGTGGCTCAAAGTCGATGTGTGCGTACTTGGCAGGGATCGCTTTAAACAGCGCCTCCACGATCTCAACGAACATGATCAGAGCTCCACTGAGACGCGCACACGGCGCGCCTTGAAGGTGTCCTCGAAGCCGTCGCCCTCGTCCTCTTGCTCCTCCGTCGGTACGAAGCCGTCGCCCTCGTCGCTCTCCGCGCCTTCGTCGGCTCCCTCAGCGAGCTCTTGCTCACCCTCACCGCCCTCCATACTGAGCGCCGTGACGTAGGTCTGGTTGAGCACGATGTCGCCCCCCTTCTCAAGAGGCTCAAGGCCGTTCGCGGCGCGCACCTCGTTAATCGTGAGGTAGTGTGACACCTTGTCCACGTCGCTCTTGAGCTTTGAGCTTGCGTCCTCGGCATCCAAACCAACGAAGCGAAACGAGAGCTCTGGGTCGATCGGATGAATGATCCACCGATTGATCCACCCTTGCACCTGCCGCAAGAGGGGACGCAGACCGCGATCTTTTGAGGCGAGGATGCGTTGCTCTGGGCCACCTTGAGACAACGAGCTTGTCACGCCCTCACTGCCGAACACGAAGCCCAGCTCGGCAGGGTCGATCTGATAGATTGCACACGCGATCTTTGTCAGATACCCCATCCACGTCGAATAGCCCATCTCCTCTGCGCTCGATCCCATGTTGACCGACGAGACCTCCTCGTTGGCCTCCGGGTCGAGCTGTAGGATCGGCGTTCTCTTGGCGTTCTGTGCGCCGCTCAACATCGCATAGAAGTCACGCCGAAACGCCCTAAACATCTGAGGCGACATCTTCGACTTGACGGCGAGGATGCTGTTGACATGAATACCATTCACAAAGTTGGCGGCGTTGTACGTCTCAGCGTTGACGAGATAAGTCACAGTCCTCACAAGCTCGGCGAGCTCTGGGTAGCCGTAGCCTCTCGAATATATCCACGTTCTAGGACGTCTCACGGCGAAAGCGAGCGAGTCAGCGTCCCACTCGGCGACCTTCTTTTGATTGATCACTTGAATGAACGCCGCCTCATCCCAGTCACGCCTCCCCTCTTTGCGCGCCTCATCATCGACGCTCGCTCGACGGATCGTCGAGGCGTCAACAGGCACGAAGCCGACGACCTCCCCCTTGCGGTTCCTCATCAGCTCAAACGCCGCTTGATCGTACGTCAACGAGTCTCTGAGCACCATACGCACAAACGACTCGAAGTCATACGCGCCGCCGTACTTGTAGCCCTCGCCACACGTCTCAAGCCAAGCGGTGAGCTCGCCGATGCGCTTCTTCATCGCGTCGTCGATCTCCGCGTCCTTCTGTCGTGGGGCGATCACAAAGCCGGCGTCGTAGGGGCTGTCTTGAGGCGTACAGAACTCAGCGACTTGATTGATCCTCGTCTGGATGATCGCTGAGATCACCGGCACCTGCGCCATCGACAGCAGAACATCGTAGTCAAGACCGAGCGTCCCCTCGTGCTCTGTCGATCTGTATGCGTCACCATACGCCGTCGCGCTGTCCCAGGGGTTCAGATCGTGCGCCGTTGGGAGCGCGCTGTACTCGCCCTTCTGTCCTTTGAGCGCTTTTGAGATGACCTCCTCTGCTTCGGTGGCGAGCTGTGCCATCGTCTCAAAATAGTTCGGTGTAGGGTTGTGCGCCTTCATGGTGTCACTCCTCGGCCGTACCAACGAGCGCGGCGACCTCTAACGTCATAATGTACAAAGGTTTCATACAAGCCTAGACCACCCTCGGCCATCTTACCCTCAGCGATCAAACGCTCAATGATACGATGTACCTCTCTCGGCTCGTACCCCTTGACCTTGATGTCCGCCGCACAAGCGCTCATGTGTTGCGATCTAGGCGCTCCGTTGATCCGCTTGTTGTACGCTGGCGATCTGTACCCACTGATCACTCGTATCGGCGCGCCGAGCTCTGCGCGTAGCACCTCAAGCTGACGTACAAGTCGCTCGACGTTGGCGCGTAAATCGCTTGGGATCGGCTCGCCGTCCGGTGAGTCGAACTCACGAAGCTCAAAGTTTTCGCTGATCTGTGGCATGACAACCTCGTATGTTTCATCTGTATCTTAGCACGTCTCAACGTAAAACACATTAACACCATACGTCTCAAGATACGATACACCGTCCCCTTGATACTCCGCACCTTTCGCGATGTACACCGAGCTGATCCCTGCGTGATGTATCAAGCGCGCACAGCCGAAACATGGAGGCAAGGTCACGATGAGCGCGCACCCTGCGACGCTGATCCCCTTGTGGAGCGCGTTCATCAGCGCGTTCTGCTCGGCGTGGTGACACCCTAACACGCTGTCAGACCCACTCGGCACAGACGCCCTCAAGCACGTTGAGCCACCGCACAGCGAGCCAGAGGCCCCACGAGGCGCGCCATTGAAGCCCATCGCGAGTGGGTTGTTGCGCTCGTCCACAATCACAGCGCCGACCGCTCGACGGCAACAAGGGCTCATCTCGCTGATCAGCTCTGCGTGTCTCATCCAGTGACGTTGCCACTTAGGTTTCATCGCTCACCACCCCATCGCGTCAGCGAACACTTTGATGCAGAGGAGGCAAAAGATCACTCTGGTGAGATCGTTGTTTTGGCTGTTCATAGAAGCGCCTCCAAGAGCTTCGCCGCAACGAGACACCCCACGACGTACAACGCGATCTCGGTGATGGTGATCACGCGACCACCTTACCTGCGAGGAACGCTCCAAAGACCGACGCCATGATCGCCCACAGCGTCCACTCGTGCTCGACGCTCACCGGCACAAAACAACACAGCATCAACACTAACATCACATCAAGTTTCATAGGGGACTCGCTCCTTGTATCATCTCCTCACACTAACACACGAAAGGGCGCATCATGTCTGTGATTGATCTCGACGACATCCTAAAAAACATCGACTACTCAGAGGACTATGCTCGGTGGGACGATGAGGACGACGAAGCGGAGACGCTCGACCCAGATGAGAGCGACGACTCAGAGTACGGCGACCTCGTTGATGATCTCCTCCGCTGAAGCGTCGCTCTGATCCTCCGCTGACACGTCGCTCTGATCCTCTGCGTCGGACTGATCCTCTGCGTCGGACTGATCCTCTGTATCGTCGAGCCACCCATCGTTGAGCAGTCTCACGTCGGCTTGCCAACGGCGATACTTTCCCCAAAAGGTGTTCCTGTTCACGCCGAGCTCGTCGGCGACGTGACGCGCCTTCGCTTCCTTCGTCGCCATCGCGACAAAACGATGGCCGTGTGGGCTCAACGATAACGACGCCTCCATCAGCTCGCGTGTCTCCGCTTGCTCACACGCCGTCTCTGGTGTGCTGTGCTCGACGCCGTTCAAGCCCACATCGTCCGCCCACTCGGCGCTCCTTGCGGCTCGGTGTTTGAGCTGATTTGCCTCTGTGCGATGTACGTTGAGCGCCGAGCTCCACGCAACACGACGCGCCCACGCGCTCACCTTGTCCACCTCGCCCTCGAAGATGTCCGAACGCTCCAACATACGCTCCACACACGCGCTCACAAGCTCGTCCGCTGTGATGTGCGGCGCTTGGTACGTCGCCACATACCTCTTGAGCTGTGTCAGCGACTCCGGACGACTCAGCCACGCCCTCACAGGGTCACTGCTCATTGTTGCCTCCCAAACGCTCGATCTCTCGCTCAAGGTACCAGCGCGCTTTGAGCAAGTCCTCCATCCGCCTCGATGGGTCTTTGTGACCGGCTCGGCTGATGTACTTGACGACGTTCCCAAGACTGAACGACAGCTCCCACGCCTCGATCGCGTCAATGACCTCGACGCCACTCGCCGCGTGATAGTGACTCGGATGATCGACGTTCTGGCGCGCTGTCACGTCGCTGTGATCAATCTTCATCGGTCGCTCCCTCGTTGCGCAACGTCGCTTGTCTGATCGACGCCCCTTGCCACTTTTGACCGCGCTTCCCACGATACCCACGAGCGTTGAGCGCTGAGGCGACCTGCTCCCACGTCTTGCCCTCGTCACGTAGCTCTCTCGCGACGCCGAAGGCGCGTTGACGGCGGCTCCTCTGCTCGGCGCGTGTCGGCGCGCTCCGCTTCGGCTGAAGCGTCTCCAAACGTAGCGCGAGCGACTCAAGCGCGCTGTGATCCATGCTGTCACCCCTCTCAGCGATACGTCTCACCAGCTCAGCCACTCGCCGGAACAGCGTCACGCCTTGCTCGGTGAGCTCCTCAAGCTCCACCGACTCGATGATCGGCGCTCGCTGTGGAGGCGCTGTTGGCGCTGTTGGCGCTGTTGGCGCTGTTGGCGCTGTTGGCGCTGTGGGCGCTGTGCGCTGTGCTCTCAGCTCGCTGAGGCTCAGCGCGTAGTGCGAGGGGATCGCCGACTCTCTCGCCGCCAAACCCTTCAAGTCGCTCGCCGGCGTCGTCATCGGTGGGAGCTGTGAGAGCTCCGGGTCATTCATCCAATCTTCCATCGTGTCTCCTGTCTCGTTGGTCGTTCTTAGTTGACAGAATGAACAAACATTGTCAACCATGTCCTCCCCTTCAACCGATACAGGAGACTCTATGTTCGACATCGAACAGCTCATCGACGACCTCTATGCCCTCCGACCTGCGCGCTATGGCCATCATGTGGCCTGTTGCGTTGTCACGACGCCTATGACCTCAGAGGTCTACTGGGCGACCTCCACCGACTCATCCGCAACGCAACGTGTCATCGAGGCCGTCGCTCAAAAGTGGCAGACCACACCAGACCAGGCTCGTCGGTGGGTCAGCGGTGCTAGGACGCCTCACCGCCTCGAAACACGCGCCACCGCTCACCTCCGCTCATGGATCGTGTGGCACGATGAGAGCGATGTGCCAGACCTCCCTCGTGGCACGATCGACTCACAGGCGCTCATCTCAACGATCGACGCCCTCGTCTCTAGCGCAGATCGCGACCTGCACCTCTCCGTGTGTACGGCGAGCGGCGCCTCTCCCCTCTACCGTTGGCTCGGCTCGGCGAAGCTCATTAAGGATATGTGACAAAAGCGCCTTGATCCTGTGTTAAGGGTGTACCACCCCCACACAGGAGACAGCGATGATCCACATCGACACCAGCGCGCTCAAGGCGGCGCTCAACACCCTCAAGTCCTACGTCACCACCAAAGGCACCCTCTCAGCGATCCTCTCCTCTGTGCTCGTCGAGTACAGCGACTCACAGGGGCTGAGGATCAGCGCCACCGACCTCTCACAGAGCGCTTGTCTCGACGTCGAGTGTATCGCTGACGCGCCCCTCGGTGAGCTCGCCTTCTGCGTCGAGCATAAGACGTTGAGCTCACTGATCAACCGCCTCAAGGGAGAGCGCGTCACCCTGCACTATGACAGCGACGCTCTCTCGATCCGCTGTGGGCGCGTCGCCGTCGAGCTCCCTACGCTCAACGCTCAAGAGTTCCCAGAGCTCCCACAGACCGACGCGGTTATGAGCCCCCTGCTCATCGCTCCCCTGCTCACAGCGCTCGAGGCCGTCTCGCCGTTCGCCTCCACCGACGAAGCAAGGCCCAACCTCAACAGCGTACTCGTCGAGGGTCGCGAGCACGGTGTCGCTCGTCTCGTTGCTACGGACGGCTACACCATCGCCGTCGTCGATGTAGACTGTGGCGTCGATCAGCCCTTTCGTGAGCGCCTGGTGCCTCGTGACGCTGTCGGCGCGCTCATCAAAGCGCTCAAGAGCGCTCAACGTGACGGCGCTTCATCGGTCGAGGTGTTGATCGGTGAAGGGATGATCCACCTCAAGAGCGGCTTGTTGCGCTCGTCGATCCGTCTGCTCGCTGAGCAATACGTCCCCTATGAGGGCGTTATCCCCACCGAGTACAAGAGCGTCGCTGTGCTCGACGTTCGTGAGCTCGCCGATGAGGTGAGCACCGTCGCCTCACTCGACAGCGACTCCCTGGGCCGTGTGCGCTTCACCGCTGAGGGCGATCAGCTCCTCATCGAGAGCGACGCGGAGAAGGGCAGGGTCGCGAGCGCCGTCACCATCGAGCCGGTGAGCGGTGAGCTCCCTTCGCTCGCTCTCTCGTCCACCTACGCCGCCAGAGCGCTCAAGAGCGCCTCGATGATCAGCGAGCGCGCTGAGCTCGGCGCTAACGTCTCCACATCGCCCATCGTTCTCACACCCACGTCGCTCGGTGATAAGGTCGTCAGCGCTCGCTTTGTCGTCGTTCCGTTGAGAAGCTGATCGGCGTAAGCGCACGAAACATAAGGCGCTTTTAGGTCTTTTGTTAACTTTGTTAAAAAGTCTCTTGACGAGGTTGGTAGGGGTCGCTACACGTTGATCAAGGCTGGCGTACAGAGCGCCACCGACACAACGACACAGCGCCTCCCCCTTCGGCGCTACACAGGAGACAGACATGACGACTTACACCGCGTATAGCCCAGAGACCGGAAAGCTCATCGCTAGAGAGGAGCGCTCAAGGCGTTTCACTCACTGCGTCGCCATCCCCCCCTCCGCTCATCGTCCATGCTACAGCGTTATGTCGCTTCACGGCTCCGAGAAGCTGGCGCACAAAGCAGGCAAGGTTCACGACCGCTACGTCGTTCTCCCTCTGAACACCGAGCCCAACGGCGTCATCCCTGCTGTGTACGGCACGACCGAGAGTGGCAAGTGGGGCGTTGTGCGAGAGGCGCGTAAGATCGAGGCCGAGGCCACCGAGACCACCGAGTCCACCGAGGCCGAGACCACCGAGTCCACCGAGTCCACCGAGACCACCGAGTCCACCGAGTCCACCGAGGCCGCCGAGACCACTAGGTACGATAACATCGTGACTGTGATGAACGATCTCTTTAACGCTGGTAAGTACCTCGATCTCGCAAAGGTCGATGACCACAGTGATCTCCCCTACGTCTCACACCCCTCGACAGGTGATGCGATCTACGTCACCTCAGACGCAGACACAACCACATTCTATCGCCGCACCGTTGACGGCGCTGTCACTCGCTACACCTTCGCCAACTAAGACCGGCACACCCACACCGACACAACGACACAGCGCCTCCCCCTTCGGCGCTACACAGGAGACAGACATGAGCAACCTCAAGACCGATCACAGCGACATCGACTTCGGCAACATCGACATCGACACCAACCTCATGCTCCGCGACTTCGCTGGCGCTGACCTCTCGTACATCGACGCCGATCACATGAGCTTCGCCGGCTCTGACCTTCGCGGCGCCAACCTCACCGGGGCAAGCCTCGCTCACTGCGACTTCGACAACGCTGACCTCACCGGCGCAAACCTCCAGAGCGCCAAGCTGTTCGGCGCTGACCTCCGCTTCGTGAGCCTTCGTGGCGCTGATCTGCGTAGCGCTCGCATCGGTGGCGCGAAGCTCGCTGGCGCTGATCTGCGTGGCGCTGACCTCTCTCACACCGAGATCGACGCGAGCGACCTTGCCGGCGTTGAGGCGCTCGATGGCGCGACGCTCCCCTCGAACATCTCCCTCAGCGCGTTCATCGAGACGAGCCTGTTCAGCGTCAACGGTGGTGAGCCCCTCACAGGCGAGGCGATCATGGAGATCAACGACTACGACGACGAGGCGCACGAGGCGCTTGTGCGCGCCATCGAGAACGGCGCCATCGAGGGCGAGAACGGTGTGAGCGACATCGTGCTCGTTCGTCTGCGCGGCTGATCGCACACACCGACACAACGACACAGACACCAAGCGAGCTGACAAGCGAGCGCCCTCACGTCGTCACGATGTGGGGACGCTCTTTCGTTTCGGTCGCGGAACCGCTGTCCACTGCCACCTCGTAGGCTCGCCCTCATAGCACGGCGTCCAGCTCTGCGACGTGGGGAGGTAGATCAACGAATATGAGTAGGCGCGCCTCACCTGCTCATCGAGCTCCCCACGTCGTAGCGCCCTCTCGATGGGGCGAGCGTAGAACGTCACCTGGTAGCGCGCCTCTAGTCGGCTGAGGCGCTCTAGGATGTGCGCCGCCTCGACGAGCAGGTGAGGTGACGTCGCGAGTGACGCCGGCAGACCGAGCCCCTCGACGTGAGGTCGCCCACAGCGTAAGCGCGCCTCATAGACGCGAGCGGCGCGAGCCCACGTCGTCACCACACCCTCACGTCGCCTCTCGGTCGAGGGCGCCCACGTCAGCTCACCGCGCTCTGGGTTGTACAACGCGCCCTCAGCGCCACCGATCAAGCGCCTCACTCGTCACCGCCTCTCGGTGTCACGTCGATCACGTCGAGCTCACGCTGGCTCGGTGGGGGCGGTAGGGCCTCCCCACGTTGAGCCGCTGTTTGCGAGCGCGACAGCCACTCACCGAGCTGAGCGAGGTGCGACTCGTCGAAGCCTAGTCGCGCTTGTGTGTCCGCGAGCGACGCCTCCAGGCTCAGCGTCACGTTGGTCTGCGTCGAGGTCGCTGTCGTCGTCACCTGCTCACGTCGCACCGCCGGCAGATAGGAGCGCCCCCCACGTCGCTCAAGCATCCACAGCGCCGTCGAGCTCCCCTTGCCACCAGCCTCGGCGAGCAACTGCCACCGGACGCGACACATCGCCATCGCTCGGTCGAGCGTATAGCCGAGCGCCCACGTCCACGTCGACTCACCGATCACGTCGCTCGCTCGCTCACCCTCGCCCTCCAACGCTCGCTCGCTCGCTCGATAACGCTTGAGCGCCTTGTCGAAGAACGGCCAGCGCGCACCCTCGATCAGCGCCGCGTCCTTCAACGTCGCACCGAACACCACGCGCTCAGCCACACGTAGCGCTCGCTCGATCTCTTTGGGGCGTGGCTCGGTCACGCCGGCGAACTGCCCCACGTCGAGCGGCGGTAGTTGTTCGCGGACTCGTTGCTCGACCTCACGTTGCTTCTCCTCTTTCGTGCTCATCATCGCTCCTCTCTCTGGACGTTGTCTCGCTGATCTTAACACAGCGCGAGGGAGGTGTTGGTGTAGTTGAACGGCGCGAAAAGCTAACTACATACATAACTACATGCCCAACTACATAACGAAAAACGTAGCAACAACGCGAGGTTGGCGTGTACATGTAGTTTATGTAGTTAGATCGAGGGTCGCTCGCCAATATATGAGAGATGTGAGAGATGTGAGAGATGTGAGAGAAGCTAGAGCTGTGGACTTCGATTTTAACTACATAAACTACATGATCCATGTAAGGTTCTGAAAAACAAGAGGAAAAAGCATGTAGTTAGTCATGTAGTTAGTATGTAGTTAGCATGTAGTTAGCCGTTTCATCTGTCACCAAACAGCGAAAATCGCGAAACGGCCCCCCAAGTCACGCTGATCGGCGAGCAACGCCAGAGCGCCTCACGCTGACCGGTGATCGACGAGGGGAGCTCCCTCGGTGCCACGTCGATCATCGAGCGCGGCTCACGTCGCACAGTGACCCCGGCCTCACCAGGCACAGCGTCGCTCATCGATCATCGAGGGGAGCTCCCTCAACGTCACAGCGCCTCGACGTCACAGCGCCGCTCATCGAGCCTGGTTCGGTGGGGCTCACGCGCACACACGCGAGGAAAGGGACGTAGAGCGCATGATCTTCTCTGCTTTTGAGCCCCTAGCGCCTCAACGTCACACCGGCACAGCGCCACACCGGCACAACGCAACAGCGTCTCATCGACCTGTACATATTGGGTACGCAACAGCGCGACGTATCCTCTATGGTGCGCCGTTGTAGGAGACTGCGCTTGACAGCTCGCTGATCGTATGAGACAAGGTGACTGTGCGCTCTTGTGGAGCCCACTCTCGGCCCCTTCTCCTCTTCTGTTGCCGGCAAGCTTGAGAGAGGTTTTGGGGTCTTGTGCTTTTCTGCGTTCGTGCCAACGCCCCCAGCGCCTCAGCGCCTCAGCGCCTCAACGAAAAAGACCTCACGAGAGCGGCGTGATGGAGTGTGTCGGCGAACAACGACTCGATGATGCTCAGTGAGGTCGCCCTATAGAACACGCGAAACGATGAAAGTCTTTCGTCAGTGACCGAGTTTTTTGAGATCGCGCTCCATCTCGTCACAACGCTCATCGAGCTTGTCGATGAGGGCGTGTGCGCGCTCCACGTCGATCTTGAGGAGCTTGTGAGCGTTGTTCATCAGCTCGGTGTCCTGCCGCTGATCCTTTTGGAGCGTCGCGAGGGCGTCCTCGAGCTTCTTGACGCGCTCGTTGGTGTCTTTGTCGCGCTCCTTGAGCAGCTCGATGTAGGCGACTCCCAACTTGTAGGCGACGAACAGGGCGACACAAGCGACAACGGCCCACGATCCGATCTGTTGAGCGACCTGGGCGAGCGAGTCAATGGACGGCTGAGGGTGTGTGATCTGATCCGGCGTCATCGTGTCTCCTAGATCGTCGAGCGTCGAGCTAGGGTACATGATACACGCTAGGGGTGTTCAGCGCTCTTTACGTTGTTCGGCTTTGGCTTGCTCACGTTGCGCCCAGAGATAGATCGTGGACTCTGAAACACCGAACAGGGTGGCGACGTCTTTTGCGGACGTGCCTTGCTTGTATAGCGTGAGCGCTTCGCTGACGCGTCGCTCTTTGGTCTGTTCGCGCTTGGTGTGGTCGGCGTATCGTCGAGCCCATTGGTACACTCTGGGTGTGCTGACACCGACCTCGGCGCTGATCTGTAGGTGGTGTACGCCTGCCTCATAGAGCTCAACGACGCGGCGCACACGCACGTCGGTCTCGTAGGTGACGGTGCTTTTCTTGACGCATTGCTTATTGGCGGTCTTGTACCTTGCTTGCTTGTTGGGCTTGTAGCGCTGGACCCAATCGTAAACGGTGCCCCTCGCAATACCGAGCTCGTTGGCGATGTCTGCAACGTAAGCGCCGGCCTCATAGAGCTCGGTGAAGCGTTGTACGCGCTCCTTTGATGGCGCTTGTATGGCGCGCATCCGCTCACTCTGACGCTGTCTGCTTCGCTCGCTCCAGCGTTGCTTTGGGAACCTTCGCTTCTTGACGCCGACCTCATGCGCCCACGCGCAGACGGTGGTCTGTGTGACGCCGATCTCCTCAGCGATCTCACGTTGTGTCAGCTCACCTTCTCTCAAGAGCTCAACGGCTCGGTCTTTGCGCGCCTTCCTTTGTTCCTTTGTGAGCGTTGAGCGCTTTGACGTTGTGGCGCTAGGCGCTTTGGGTGCTTTGACCTTTGGCTCGCCTGGCGCGAGGTAGGGTCGCCCGGAGTACTTGAGGCTCAGCTCGTTGAGCCGAGCGAGCTTCTTTGCTTCGTAGATGTCTTGGGGTGTCATGTGTGTTCGCTGTGGGGTGGTGACGTATGCCCCTCCACGTTGTGTCGCTCGTTGTGAGCGGCGTTTAGTCGTTGTCGATGGAGTCGGCCCAGTCAGCGAGGAGGTCACACAGCTCGCCGTCTGGGTATCTGTGCGAGGTCAGCCCGGCGTGGGCGAGGTGTGCGTTGAGCGCCGAGGCGGCGGTGTAGTGCGCGTTCTCAGCGGCGTAGGCCTTACGCTCGATGCGCGCTACTCGCCTCTCATCGCGCTCTAGCGCCGCGCCGTTGGCGAGGATGGCGACCTCAGCGCGCCCTACCTGGATGATACGAGACGCCAGGGTAGAACGGAGCTCGTGGGGGACAACGTGTACACCGTGCTTTGAGACGTGCTCCCACGAGGGGAGCTTCAGCGTGACCTTCTGACCGTGTCCGGTGTACGTGACCTCCGCAGGCGGAGGTGTGTCACCGATCATGGGCGCGCTGAGGTCGGCGTCGTTGAGGTTGGCGCCTGTCAAGTTGGCGTCGTTGAGGTTTGCGGCGTAGAGCTTGGCGCCTGTGAGCACCGCGCCTGTGAGCTTCGTGCGGATGAGGTTGGCGCCGATCAAGTTGGCGCCGGTCAAGTTGGCGCCTGTCAAGTCTGCGTCGCTGATGTTGGCGCCGGTGAGGTTTGCCCCACTGAGATCAACACCAGCGAGCTTTGCGTCGATGAGACTGACCTTGCGCAGATCGGCACCTGTCAAGTTTGCGCCCTCGATGTGTGCGGTCGTGAGGCCGTCTAGGGCGAGTCCGCGCCCATTTCCACGCAGGAGGGCGGCGATGTTGGGTTTTGTCGGTGTGTAGTATGGCATCGTAGCTTCCTTAGCGTGTGGTGATACGGATGAGCGACGCAACAGCGCGCACAGCGAGCTTTGTGAGCGTGAAGGGCGAGACGCCCTCGGCGACCAGCTCGACAGCGTCAACAGCCTCACAAGCCTTGAGCTCGACCTCGGTGATCGTTGTGATGTGGTACTCAGCCGTGCCGATGTCGCTTTGGGGGTCGTACGCCGGGAGGTCGTACTGAGTGACGTTGGGGCGAAGCTCAAGTGAGTCGTCGTATCGGATAGGTGAAGGGCGAGACATGATCAGAGCTCCTCTGAGTCGGCGAGCACAGGCTCAAAGCTGTATGAGTACGAGTAGCGAGCGTGAACAAGCACGGCGCTCCCCACGAGGCGAGCGTCAAAGTCGGTGAGCTCCATGTGACACCAAAGGTCAACGGAGGCAGGCAAGGCGGCGATGTGGCGGTCTGGGTCGGTGTCGTTGTGCCACGTGACGCGGTACTCGACCTCACGAGGCGGCGTAGGAATGGACGCGCCGCGCTCGACGCTGAAGATGGTGTAAACGACCGACGCGCCGTCGTAGATGTGCTCTGAGCACTCGATGTGCTCACGATGCTCAACACCGAAAGCGTGATCAAAAGAGTCGTCGACGACGTAGAGCATGGGCTCACGGAGCGTCGAGTCAAAGTGGAGGTGGCACCAGCTCTCCATGTGGCGCTGTGCGTCGTCGCAGTTTGCATACTTGAGGTGACGAGGGTGTCCCATCGTTGTCTCCTGTGTCAGTGTAAGGGCGAGCCTCAAAGGGGGGAGGCTCGCTTCACCGATGAGCATAGAGACAACCTTTCAAGCTGTCAAGACACTATTTAACAAAACTAACAAAAGACCTAAAAGCGCCTTATGTTTCAGCGACTTAGTGACCACCACCATGTTCAATAATACGAGTGACGAGCTGATCGGCGGCGCTGTGATATGCACCGGCGCCGCTAAGATCGACGCTCCAATCGACATGATGAACGGTGACGCCGTGAGAGCTCGCGTCAGCGAGGACGTCGATGTACGCCGCCTCAAGCGCCTCGGTGTACTCGTGGTCGGTGCTCAGCGCTTCACCGCTTCTTGATCGCTTGGCGCGACGTTCGGCGCAGACGTCGAGCGAGGTGTTGAGCCAGAGCACGTCTGTCGGCGGCGCGAGCGTCTCGGTGAGCACGTCATAGAGCTCGACGAACACGCTGTACTCGTGAGCGTCGAGGCGACCAACAGCATGGTTGGCTCTCGCGAACGCGAGGTCGCCGTAGATCGAGCGGTCGAGCCAGATGGGGCCGACGTGTCGGACGTCGTGAGCGGCCTTGAGGAGCCTGGTGCGTTGGACGATCGAGTCCACTTGTACAGCGAGGGCGTATCGGTGAGGGTCGACAAAGTACGAGGGGAGCATGGGCGACATATACTCGTCGACATAATGTCCGCTTGTGTTGCGTCTGATCCATCGCCCCAACGTGCTTTTACCTGCGCCGATACCGCCTTCAATGGCGATGAGGGGGTGTTTGGGTGTGATCTGTGTCTGTCTGTGTGTGCTCATGTGATACGCTCCTCGGTGTACGCTGTAAGCACTAACACACCACAGAGGGGGTCTTGTGGGCTGGAACACGCACAAACCGACGCGCCGAGCCGCTGAGAAGCCGTATCTTAGGCAACGTCGCCTCAGCGAAGCGGAGCAAAAAGCGAAGGACGCGAGCAGAGAGGCACAGCGCACCGGCGCCGACGCAGAGGCGCTCGTCGAGTCGATCGCTCAAGAGTATGAGCGCGCAGGGAGGGCGCACCTACGAAAGCGCTATGAGCCGTACAGGCGCATCGGTCGTGTGATGAAGGGCGGTACATTCAAGGCAGTGAACATCGGCTCAAGTGGGCCGGACTTTGAGCTGTGGTTGCGCGATGGGCGAGCCGGGCTCATCGAGGTCAAGAGTCGTAAGGCCGCTCGTGTACCGTTGGCCGCTGTGGGCGACGCTCAGTCGCTCGCGCTGAGACGCTGTGCCGAGTGGGGTCACCTCGCGCTCGTGCTTGTGAGGCTTGAACACGAGTGGTTCTTGCTTGACTATGCGGCGTGGACACACCATAAAAAGAGATCGCTGAACCGCACCGACCTCGCCACACAGGGCGCGCAATGTCCTGTCGACGCGCTAGGTCGCCCAGACTTCCTCAGCGTACTCCCTACAGCGCAACATAAGGCGCGCTGTTATCTTGAGAGCCTCCCCCCACGAGGCGCGTATGAGCTCGATGATGATGAGCTCGACGTAGACTGACACACCCTAGACAGGAGACACGATGCACAGACCAAGCGCTGTCGCTCTCTACGGCGACGGCATAGGACACGTGACCCTCGTTCACCACAGCGGCGACGACTTGAGCGCCGTGAACGCGGCGCGAGTATCGTTCGGCGCGGAGCGTAAGAAGCTCGACGCCAAGGACGTTAAACTGCTCAACTATCTCGCCGAGCACAACCACACGAGCCCCTTTGAACACTGCTCAGTGACCTTTCGCGTGAAAGTTCCGCTGTTCGTCGCTCGCCAGTGGATGAGACACCGTACACAGAGTTTCAATGAAATCTCGCGTAGATACACCTCGGTGAACATCGAGCTGTGGACACCGAGCACCTTACGCAAGCAAGCTGAGAGCAACCGACAAGCGAGCGAGGGTGTCTGTGAGAACACCAACGCCTCAGCGATCTATGAGGCGTCGCAGATGAACGCGCTGAGAGCGTATGAGGCGCTGATCGACGCTGGCGTGTGCCGTGAACAGGCTCGCGCAGTGCTCCCTCAGTCGATGTACACCGAGTTCATCGTCACAGCTAACTTGTTGAATTGGCTCAAGTTTATTGAGCTCCGTACCCACGAAGGCGCACAGCCGGAGATCGTCGAGGCCGCACAAGCGATCCGATCTACGTTGCTCGCCCTCTACCCACACACCGCCAGAGCATGGTTTCACCGATGACGACAAAGCACACAGACCCACAACGAGAGGCGATGGGCGCCCTCAACTTCAAACAGTCATACGCACGATACGACGCCACAAAGAAGCGCCGTGAAAACTGGGGCGAGAGCGTCGAGCGCGTGATGGCGATGCACCGAGAGCATCTTGGGGAGCTCGCTGATGGTCTCTCAGAGGAGCTTGGGCTCATCGAGCAAGCGTACAAAGAGCGCCGCATCTTGGGCTCACAGCGCTCCCTCCAGTTCGGCGGTCACGCGATCCTCGACAAGCACCCACGAAGCTACAACTGCACGTCGTGCTATGTCGATGATACTAAACGCTTTTCTCAAGCGCTGTACCTGCTTCTCTGTGGCGCCGGTGTGGGCTATAGCGTCCAGCGCCACCACGTCGCACAGCTCCCCAACGTGATCAGCGCCCCGGCGCTCTCAAAGATGCCACAGAGCACGTATATCATCGAGGACACGATCGAGGGGTGGTGCGACGCGCTCGACGCGCTCGTCTCGGCGTACTTTGGGCTCAGCGATCAGCTCCCCTCATTCAGCTTTGAGCTCATCCGTCCGGAGGGAGCGGCGATCTCATCGTGCGGTGGCAAAGCGCCTGGGCCATATCCGTTGAGGGTGATGTTGAGTGAGGCCGAGCGTCTCTTGCGTTCTCGCGTTGGTCAGCCTCTGCGCCCTTGCGACGCGAGCGACCTCATGTGTATCGCGGCTGACTGTGTGCGCGCCGGCGGTGTACGTCGATCAGCGCTCCTGTGTATGTTCTCGCCGGACGACGAGGACATGATCGCGTATAAGAGCGTCGATCAATGGTGGGCGACGCACCCATATCGCGCTCGCGCTAACATCTCCGCGATGATCGAGCGTAGCGACCCAAAGGCGACGCAGTACTTTGAGGCGATCTTCGAGAAAACGCGAGCTTACGGCGAGCCGGCGACCATCTGGTGTGAGTCCACCGAGGTCGCCTACAACCCTTGCGTCACAGGCGACACGCTCGTCACGATGGCAGACGGCACGACAGCGCGCATCGACTCTTTTGTCGGTGAGCGACGAGAGATCGCGATCGACGCTCGCTTTGGTAAGGGGCGCTCAGCGTGGACAACCGACGAGGGCGCGTTCGTGACACGTGAGCGCGCTGAGGTGTTCCGCTTGACGCTTGACAGCGGACACAGTGTGCGTCTGACCGCTGACCACCAGGTGATGACGACGGAAGGGTGGGTCGCGGCGAGCAACCTCAACGAGCGCTCAGTCGTCCATGTTGAGGGTGGGGGGATCGCTCGCTTCGTGTCGCTGATCTCAGAGGGGGAGGAGACGGTGTACGACCTCACACAGCCAGACACATCGAGCTTTATCGCCAACGGCGTCGTCGTCCACAACTGCGTTGAGATCGGCATGGTTCCGCTCTTGATCCGCGACCCACAGGGGGAGGTGGTCGACGAGTACAGCCGCGATCTGCTCGACCCTTCACGTCGCCATCAGTGGCGCGCTAAGGGGTACACGTTCGAGACAGCGTTCCAGTTCTGCAATCTGACAGAGGTCAACGTCGCGGCGTGGACTAGTAAGCGTGAGGCATACGAGGCGGTTGAGCTCGCGACGATCTTGGGGTGCATTCAAGCGAGCTACACGCTGACCGATGATGACTATCTCGCCGGCACAGCGACAAAGGCGATCTTGGAGCGCGAGTACCTGTGCGGCGTGTCGCTGACCGGCTTGGGCTCGGCGTCGCCGTTTGCGCGTGATGACAAGTTCCTCGCGGCGCTCGGCGCCTACTCTGCCGACGTCGCAAACAACTACTTTGAGCGATGTGGCTTGAAGAAGGCGCCAGCGAGGGTGACTTGCGTCAAGCCAAGCGGCAACGCCGCAGTCTTGCTCGGTGTATCGAGTGGCGTTCACGCCGAACACGCCCCTCGGTTCTTACGCCGTATGCAACAGCCGAAGAACAGCCCCATCGTGCAAGCGTTCGCTGAGGCCAACCCACAAGCGGTCGAGGACTCGGTGTGGTCGGCGCTTGGGACGGACTACGCTGTGAGCTTTGCGATCGAGACGCCACCAGGCGCTCGACTCAAGACCAACGAGACGGCGGAGGACTTCTTGCGGTGGGTGAGCGCCGTTCAAGGTGGGTGGGTCAAGAATGGTACACTGCGCCCAGAGAGCGTCGAGGGCCTGACGCACAACGTCTCGAACACGTGCGTCGTACATCCGCATGAGTGGGACGACGTTAAGAGGATGCTCTTGATGTACCGCTCGCAGTTTGGCGGCGTGTCGTGCCTCTCAGCGAGCGGCGACTACGACTACCCACAAGCGCCGTTTCAGCGTATTTTCGAGCCACAGGAGATCGAGGAGACCGATCCACACCGAGAGGCGAAGATCGCGGCGTGGGAGCTGTGGAACAAGCTTCGTGAGTCTCACGTCGAGATCGACTACGACGCGATCATCGAGGAGGACGACAACACCGAGCTCATGGGCGAGGTCGCTTGCGCCGGTGGCGCGTGTGAGCTGACCCTCTAGGCTTAACAGCCGTCGAGGGCGGCGACGAGGGCGCGGTAGGTCTTGAGACGTTGTAAGACTCGCTCGGCGTAGTCGCGAGCGCGCTTGCCGGCGCCGGCGTAGCGCTCAAGGGCGCGTCTCTCAGAGGGCGACGTGGTGACGTAGTGGTCGAGCGCCTTGAGGCTCGCCTCGATGTAGTCGCACTTTCCCTTCTTAGGACACCAGTACTTAGGGAGCACTTGCATCGGCCCTTGTGCGCCGCTCCCTTTGTGGCGAATGTGACGAAAGCGCGTCTCCTCAGCGGCGACGGCGAGCGCGAGGAGCTCGATGTGCTCGTTGTCGGTACGCTCGGCGGTCTGCACGACCTGCTCGCAGACGTTGAGAGCGCTCTTAAACTGATTGACTTGTGACGGCTGGAGCGTCGGATAAATTGTCATAACGACGACAAGACAGATGTCCATACGTGTTAGTCTCCTGTGAGAGATGAAAAGGGAGGTCAACGTACATGAGCATCGTACTCGCGTCAAGCCCACAAGAGCGACGTGCTTTGAGCGCTGTTTCGCCTGTATTTTTCGACACTTACTACTGCGGAATGAGGTTCGCTGAACATCGTAAGACGTGGTTTAGTCGCTTTGATAAAGCGTGGCAAGTAGCGAAAGAGACTAAGGAAAAAGGCCGCTTGTTGGTACTCGCCCCTCGTGATCATGGAAAAACTGAGGCGGCGATCACGTATGCGGTCAGGGCGATCTTGCTCAATCGAAACGTCCGCATCCTGTGGATATGTGAGAGCGCGGCACAGGCGGAGAAGCGTATGAGGCGCGTCAAGGCGCTCTTACGAACAGAGCGAGTCATCGAGGACTGGGCGAGCGATCCGGCGAGCGGGTGTACGCCACTTGAGAGCGAGGACGCGCCTTGGACGCAGACTCAAGTGTACGTCCCACGTCAGCTTGAGAGCGTCGATCCTACGCTGACCTCGATCGGCTCTGGTGGCGCTGTGACCGGTGCTCACTTTGATCTGATCCTTGCGGATGACCTTGAGTCGGACACGACGACGTACACAGCGAGCCAACGCGACAAGACTAAGCGGTGGTTTAGAGCGACGGTGCTTCCGATGCTCACACGAGGTGGGCTGATCGTCTGTATCGGTACTCGCAAGCACTACGGCGACCTCTACGGCGACATCCTCAACGATCCCTCATGGAGCGTTCTTGACGATCCAGCGATCATCAAGTGGCCTACGTCGCACCGCTTCATCATGGAGGAGCGCGACGGACGAGAGATCATCACCGACGTCGCTGTTGAGGGTGACTCACAGGTGCTGTGGCCGGAGGAGAGGCCGATCAAGTACCTGCTAAGAGAGCGTCGTTCGATGGGCTCACAGCTCTTTGCGCGTGAGTTTCAGAACCAAGTACAAGACGACTCAGCGGCGGCGTTCCGATACGAGTGGCTTGAGAGCGCGAAGAAGCGCGGCGCGAACCTCTCGCTGTACGAGCTCCCGGACGTCAAAAACCTTGAGATCGTGCAAGGTTGGGACTTCTCGCTTGTGCAGAGCGCCGCCGATGCAGAGAAGCGCGACACGGACTTCACGGTGGGGACGACGTGGGCGCGTGATCCGGCGAACGGTGATCACTATCTGCTCGGTCTATATAGGAAAAGAGGACTCAGCGCCTCAGAGCTTCGTGGCGCGGTGATCAGCGAGTTCGAGCGCTTTCGTGGTCGCGTCCGCTCAGTCGCTGTGGAGCGCAATGCGTTCGGCGAGCTCCACTACGTCGGACTCCAACAAACAACCGACCTTCCCCTCGTGGGGCACGTCACCACAGGAAAAAAGAAGGCTGATCCCTGGGAAGGCGTCGCGTCGCTCGGCGTACTCTTTGAGCGCGATAAAGTGGTCTTTCCGACGGCGACGTCAAGAGACCGAGAGATCATTGAGCCGCTGATCCAAGAGCTCTGGGGACTTGGACGTGAGAAGCACGACGACACGGTGATGAGTCTGTGGATCGCTCACAGCGTCTTGAGGCTTGAGCGTTTTCAACATCGCTACATCGACTCACAGGGGCGTGAGGTCGACAGCGACGGCGCGGTCGAGGAGCATCCCAACGACGGCCTCGACGACTTTTGGGTGGATGTATTAAGCAAGGGCGATGCGTGGTAGTTTTGCGCGTGATATGATCAACACTTACAATGCTACTAGAGACACAAGGAGACGCCGATGAGCGCATACAAGACAGTCACCCTCAGCCGTACCGGTGACGGCGAGCTCTCGTTCACGCCAGCCGTGCTAGGTTGGCGGCCTGACAGCTACCCTGCCAATATGCAGATCACTGTGAGCGGCCTCAATGGGGGGACGTTCGACGTCTACATTCTACCGGCCGACGATGACACATATCGTCTCGCCTATGAAGCCGCGACCGAAGCAGACATCGCTGTGATCGCCGGCAAAGAAGCACCTCTCGTCGCCGCTGTAGCGCTCGTCGTGGCAGGCACAAGCGGCGCGACGGTCACCGCGAGGCTGACTCTTTGGGAGAGGGGTATCTAAGATGCCGATTTTACGTTTGTTTACGAGCGCCGGCACAGGCGCAACAGTCCCAGACGCGACAACAACGACAGCAGGCAAAGTCCGTTTGGCGACGATCGCCGAGGCCAACGGCACAAGCGAGCTGATCGCTGTCACACCGGCAGGTCTCCAAGCGGAGCTCGCCGGGCTCACAGGCGGTATGGAGTTCAAAGGCGCGTATGACATCGGCATCGGCGTCCCAGACCTCACCACCGGCTCGACGAAAAAGGGCGACTATTATGTCGTGACCAACGTCAAGCTGAACCCCACCGACACCAACGTCACAAAAGAGCTTTACGGTCAAGAGTGGGCCGTTGGAGATCACCTCGTCGTGACTCGTGACATCGCGAGCGGCGAGACTGACTACGACGACGCGATCACGAAGGTTGATAACAGCGAGTCGATCAGCGTCCTCACCGATCTTCTCGACGTTGCGATCAGCGCTGAGGCTGATGGACAGGTCTTGGTGTACGACGGCACAGGTGAGGAGTGGATCAATCGTGAGCTGACCGTCGCCGACGTGCTCAACGCGGTCACGCAAGCCGACCACGACGCGCTCGCCGCTCGTGTGACGGTGAACGAGGGTGACATCAGCTCGATTGACGGTCGCCTCACGACCGCTGAGGGCGAGATCAACGCACTTCAGACTGAGCAAGCGACGATAGAGAGTCACGTTGGCTTGAACAGCAACGGCTCGTATACGCCAGACCCCACCGCAAACTACATCAGCACAGCTACAACGCTGAAACAAGCGGACAGCATCCTCGACGATCAAATCAAAATCAACCGAGACAGCTTGAGCTCGCTGAGTAGCAGAGTGGCGACAACGGAGAGCGAGACCGCCTCGCTCCAAAGTGAGCTCGACGCCACACAGAGCGGCGCCGGTCTTGCGGCTGATGGGCAGTACATCACCTCACCGTCGGCAAACTACATCGCCAGCGCGACGAGCCTACGTGGGGCTGACACGTTGCTCGACGCTCAAGTAAAGCTGAACGCGAACGGCGTCGCGAGCCTTCAGTTCGAGCTCAACACCACACAGAGCGGTGCAGGGCTGACAAGCGGTGGTGCGTACATCGTGGACGGCGACGCCAACTACATCGCGAGCGCGACCAACCTCGCCGACGCGGACACGTTGCTTGATGCGAAGCTCAAAGAGACTCGCGACATCGTGGACAATCTAGGCGCAAACAGCGTCGCTTCTGTGAACGGCGTCTCACCTGTCTCTGGTGACGTGACTGTGGGTGGCGCTGACATCGACACAGCGCACACCGCATCAAACTACACAGCAAGCGCCGCTGACCTCGACTCGCACCTCAGCGGTGTTGACACTGAGCTCGGCGCGCTACAGACGCAGATCACGAGCAACGACGGCGACATCAGCTCGCTTGATGGGCGTGTGACAACCAACGAAGGCGACATCACAGCGCTCGATGGTCGCCTCACGACCGCAGAGGGCGACATCAACGGCCTACAGACCGAGCTCGACGCTACACAGGGCGGTGCAGGTCTTGAGGCGAACGGCGCTTACGTCGCCAACGTCTCGACCAACTACATCGGCGCTGTCTCATCGCTCAAGGGAGCAGATGAGGCGCTCGACGCGAAGCTCAAAGAGACACGCGACCTCGTCGATAACTTCAGCACGAACAACGTCGCCTCAGTGAATGGCATCTCGCCTGTCTCTGGTGATGTGACTGTGGGGGGCGCTGACATCGAGACAGCGCACACCGCAGTGAACTACACAGCGTCGTCCGCTGATCTCGACGCTCACCTCGCAGGGCTCGACACTGAGGTCGGCCTCGCGGTCAACAGCGTCAATACGGTCACGCCCACCGATGGAGCGCTTACGCTTGGCGGCGCGGACATCGACACAGCGCACACCGCGAGCGACTACACCGCGAGCGCCGCCGACCTCGACTCTCACCTCGCAGGCATTGACACACGCCTCAGTGAGAAGGCTAACAGCGCCGACCTAGCGGACATCGCGACAAGCGGAGCGGCGAGCGACGCGAGCGTGAGCGCGACGCCCACCGAGTACAGCGCCGCGACCGCTGACGTTGAGGCGCACCTCGCCGGTATTGATACGCGCCTCGCCGACAAAGCGAACAGCGCTGATCTCGCAGACATCGCGACAAGCGGAGCGGCGAGCGACGCAAGCGTCGCCGCAACGCCGACAAACTACACGAGCGCGAGCGCCGACGTTGAGGCGCACCTCTCAGGCATCGACACCAAGCTCGGCACCTTAGAGACAGCGACCGTCAACAACATCGCCGCTGTGGACGGCAACATCACCATCGGCGGCGCTGACATCGACACAGCGCACACGGCTGTCAACTACACAGCGAGCGCCGCTGATCTCGACTCGCACCTCGCAGGGCTCGACACGGAGCTCGGCCTCGCGGTCAACAGCGTTAATACGGTCACGCCCACCGACGGCGCGCTTACGCTTGGCGGCGCTGACATCGACACAGCCCACACGGCTGTCAACTACACAGCGGCGTCCGCTGACCTCGACGCTCATCTTGCTGGACTCGACACAGCGGTCGGCCTCAAGGCGAACAGCGCCGATCTCGCAGACATCGCCACGAGCGGTCTCGCGTCGGACGCTGACGTGGGGCAGACCGGCCCACTCGACCCCGGTAAATATGTTTCCGCCGGCGCTTCTGTTCTCGACCACCTCACCGGCATCGCACAATATATGGCGACGGTGAACGGCGAGGCGCTGATCCAAGAGATAAAGAACAACCTCGCTGTCGATGCGATCACCCCGTTCGACTCGGCGAGTTCGCTGATCTACTATACACCAGCGAGCAACGAGACAGCGTTCACCGTCGCCTTGCCAGACATGGCAAACGAGACGATCACCGAGGTGAACAAGCTCGCGCCAAACATCTATTTTTACAACCGAGGGCAGGCTGACCTCACGTTCACAATCGTCACCACAGAGGCGAACGTGAACGGCGTTGATCTGCTCACATACTTCCACGCGCTCAACGACTTCGATCACACGACGACAGGACTCGGTGCAGGTGTCACGTCGTTCGTTGTACCGAAGCAGACAGGCGTCGCGCTCCACCGTAAGATCACCTTTGTCTCTGGTGTCACCGAGCGCGTCGATTATCTGTTCTTGAGCGTCGAGTCACTCAGCAGTCTTGGCGACGTTGATCTAACTGGTGTGGCCGATGGCGACGCACTCGTCTATGACGCGACCTCATCAAAGTTCGTCGTGTCTCCCCTCGGCACGACGAGCGTGAGCTCAGTGAACGGCGTCTCCCCTGTTGGCGGTGACGTGACGCTTGGTGGCGCAGACATCGACACAGCGCACACGGCGGTCGGCTACACAGCGGCGGCGGCTGATCTCGACTCTCACCTCGCAGGCATCGACACGAGCCTACAAGGCAAGTCGCTTGTCAGCGCGTCGATCATCACAGGCGCCGGTCTTGAGGAAGATGGCTCGTATCTCGCCAACGGCGCGACCAACTACCTCGACACCGCGACGTCGCTCAAAGATGCAGATGAGGCGCTTGACGCTGAGCTCGCCCTCAAAGCGAACATCGCCTCGCCTGCTCTGACCGGTACGCCGACAGCGCCCACAGCGTCTCTCGGTACGAACACAACGCAGATCGCGACCACAGCCTTCGTCGCGTCTGGGCTCGCCCTCAAAGCGAACATCGCCTCACCTGCTCTGACCGGTACGCCGACAGCGCCCACAGCGGCTCAAGGCACGAACACAACGCAGATCGCGACCACAGCCTTCGTCGCCACCGAGCTGAGTGCGTTGAGCACGACCGCCGCAGGTGCAGAGGGTGTGATCCAAGTGAGCGACGGCTCGGCAGGCTTCAGCGCTGGTCAATGGTCACTCAACGCGACGAGCGGCGCGTTCCTCCCAGACGGCAACAGCACACGCGACATTGGATCAGCGAGCGCTCGCGCCAAAGACGCCTACCTCAACGCGCTCAAGGTCGGCGCTAGTCAGCTCGACGTGTCGATTGACGGCACTAGTGGCCGTCTCGTCGCTGGTGGTGGCACAACGGCGCTCACAGCCGACTCAGCGGAGATCGTCCTCTCAAGCGACCTTGCGACTGTGGCGACGAGCGGCGACTACGCTGACCTGAGCAACGCCCCCACGTCGTTCATCAACAGCGCCTCATTCATCACCGACGCCGACGCGCTGACGCTTGAGAGCGGTAAGCATTACATCATCGGCACAGCGACAGGCTCGACCAAGACGATGACGCTCCCAAGCGTGACAAACAACGGCGAGTACATCCGCGTGACGAACTGGGGTCTCGGTGAGCTCGTCATTCAAGTCGATCAAGCCGACACCAACGCTTACCTGCTCGTCGGCCAAAGCATCACGCTGAACGGACAAGTCACCGTCGAGTCAA